GCCGAAGGAATTGCCAAGCCCACGAGCACGCCGCTTGATGTTGCCCTTCTGGTCATCATCCCACAGCTTGCGCTCAATCGCAACACCCTTCGCATATTCCTTGTGGGTGAAGGTCTTCTCATACAGCGGGTTGAAGCTGTCATACTGGATCGTTGCGCCAGGACCCTCTGCGCTGTCTGAGTTATATTCCGGCACCAACCCAAAGTCACCGATCCCCTGGCTGTACTCAACCGAACTGGTTGAAGTATCCACACCAAAGAAACGGGCCACAGGTGCCATAATTGACGTCATCTTCTGATACCACTCCCTGCGGATGATGGGCAGAATATGACGAGGCCATTGTTCACTAATCATAGGGGCAGTCATTTTCTACTCCTTATACCACAGCCATGAGCTGGCCATTGACAACGCAGTAGACAGTCAACCCGGCATCCTCTGTGCGCCATACTGAAAGGCAGCCAGCAGAGCTGTCTGCATAGTCCATGGAGCCGTCTGAGTTGAAGTCAAAGGTCTTACCCGAGAAGCCAGAGGCAGTAGATGCATCCGCATCAGATGTGCCTTTGATGACCATTCCCGGTGCGATCAAAGCAACTTTGACAGGGTCTGCAGCAGTGGCATTTGAAATTTCCTCTGCAGCAAGGCCCAAAAATAAGACAACACTGGCAGTTGCTTCATCTACCTGGCCAGACGCTGCAATTACAGCCGTACCGACCTTGGTATACAAACCAGATGTTGCCTCCAATGCCACGATCTTCGGGACACGATCACCCAGGAGATCCGTGACAAATTCCCACGTATAAGTAGGGGCAGGCATTTGTTACTCCTTTGTTTGTTTGAACGGCTCTGAGCTAGTGCCCAGAAAATGGGCATACTCTTCAGGGGTGTAACCAAAGGTCTTGGCCACTTGTAGTTGCTCGGGAGTCAATTCAACTTTAGTTTCTTTGTTGCCACCACCTCGTTTGCCTGAGCCAATATCCATGGCCATGGGCTTCTGAAGGGTGGCCTTGTTCTTAGCAAGCCATGACAATTTCTGAGGAGTGCTGAGCTCCTCTGGCACCAGGGCTTGAACTTCCGGGGCCAGTTCAGCAAGTTGGGCCGCCAGGGTCTCCTTGAGGGTCTTCTCATAGGCTTCAACCATGCCGGCTTTGACCTCAGCGTCTGCAAGTTTTGTTGCACGCTCTTCAGCCAATTCCTTCCACTTGCCTTGTTCCTTGAGGGCATCTTGCTTCGCTGTCTCCTGTTCAGTCTTCAGCTTGGCTGTTTCTTTCCGGGCATCTTCACGTTCAGCAATCACCTCATCAAGTCTAGATTTTGGGATCATATGTTCAGATGGTTTCGCGTCTGAAGCGGTCTTTTGATCCCCATCAGCTTTTTGTTCTTGCTTTTCGTCTGCCATTGTCATTTTCCTTTTCGTTTGTATCGGGCAACGACCCGTAAAAAGAAAACGCAGCAGTGGCCCCGAGGGCCTGGTTGCTGCGTTCCATAGTGGACTGCTCCTATATTATACCCCCTAACCATCTGATTTTGGATGAGCGTCTTTGTACCACTGCCGGATCTCTGCGGTGGAGGGCTGCAAGGCTAGCTCCTTCTCAATCGCGTCACAGATCAGCAACACAGCCTGACGGATCATGATCCAGAACCCACGATGGCCCTCAAACATCCTCTTCGGTCTCCTGCTCTAACAGTTGGCGCAGGAGCGCAGCAGGATCCTCAGAGTCAACAGAAGCCGGTGTGGCTGGCTCTGCTGGTTGTTCCTCCCTCAATGCCCCTCGAGAAGCTTGATACTGGGCACAACTGCCTGTCTCAGGCATGCGCTGCTTATACTTGGGGGAGGCAACGTTGCCACAACTCGGACCACGCCAGGAGGTGGTGTTGTACCCATGGCAGGTGAGGCAGGTGCCCGGCTCTGTTAGCTCAGCAGGGTAGCTGGTTTGCTCTATGCTGCCTGGCACCTCCTGTTCCTCCACCACGGGCTTGCTAGACTTCTTGCTTGGTTTTTTGGTTACCATTGTTTACTCCTTTGACATTTCACGTGTGTTATCTTCAGGATAACACCATCCATTCACAAACATATACAGCTTCAGTGCCTGGGGATATTCAGCATCCCCTGCCTGTACTGTTTTCAGCAGCATATGGGGAATGGGTTTGTCTAAGTGAACTGGGATCTTGATGGTGGTGGGAAGTTCACCTGGGAAGGGCTTGGCATCTGCTCCAATACTCACAAAAATAGGTTGGGTCATTTTAGTCTCCTAAAGACATCAAACATAACCTGGAATGAATTCCATTCCATTGTTTTACCTGCGGAGACCCAGGCAGCGTATGTCTCCGCAAAAGCCTCTTGTGAACTTGTCTTGGCATACTCAGTGTGTCTATCAAAATCAGGATCAGCACGCCAGGCATCTCCCCAAATAGACCTGCCCGTAGGGGTGGCTCCCTTATAGATCGCATGGCCAAATTCATGACTGAACAAAACAGGATCGTTTGTGATAGCACTGAGAGGCACGTGGATCGTTTTGGTGCCAGGCACATAAAATGCTCCAACTTGAAAACTTTCCCCTGTTAGTTCTGCGGCTGGAATTTTGGCCCCTGCCTTGGTAGCTGCCAGGTCAAAGGCAGCATCTGAATCATACACAACTACTTTACGCAGCCCTCGCATGCCCCGAGGATCTTGTAACTCTAACAATTTGTTAATGCTGGTCTGCTGCTCACTTGTCATGGTCACAGACTTGCCTGAGCTATTGATAAGTTGTACTTTCCTGTTCCCTAACAACTCAGCACTAGACTGGCCTGTCACCGTCTTGAGTTGGGACGCCATCTGAGCATCCAGTTGGGATTGTGAAAGACGAATGCCAGGCAGCCCCTGATTGCGCTGATAGAATGTGGCAGCCTGTTTAGCTCCAAACAGGCTTGTCAGGGAGTGCTCAACAACCTGCCTCCCGAATACCTTATCATGGTGCTCAGCTACAAATGCCCTCAGGGGTGTACCCGCTTTGAAGGCATTCCACTTCCCCGGCCCTCCCACAAAGCTAGCCTGCAACTTTTGGCGTGCCTCAGGCAGTCCATTGAACCAGTCCTCCCCATTTTGAAACGGCACAAAGTTGCGCTGGCCTGGGGTGCTATCGGCTTGCATAAAATCAGGGAAGGGCTTGCCACCCGGCACCACATAGTATTCTGTACAGCGGCCACGATAGTGATCATCCACCCGCTCACCTGGCTCCAGCTCTGTGCCATGCAAAGAGATACAGGTCAGGCAGGTACGGGTATCCAACGCAGCAATGCGGATCTTGTGAAGGATATACTTGCCATTCAGTTCCTCCATGGCAAGGCTGGCCTCCCGATAGGAGGTGAGTTGTAAGGTCCGCATCAGGTTATCTGCAGCACTGACGGGCATGCTGCTGGCCAGCTCCCGCAACGTGGCACTGACTGCTAGGGGACCGGCACCCCTTGAGATCTCAGCCACAATGCTAGCCCGTGTCAGAGCCGCATACCCCTCTCCCCACTCAGCCATGCGCTCTGCCCAGGCAGCACTTTCGACAAAATTGGTGACTGCTGAAACAGTCTCAGGGCTGGCCCCTGGCAGGGGTGGCAGGGTCATCTTGTTCTCCAGTGTATATTGTTCTGTTGGAATTTGGCCAGATACATATTGAGGGCTTGAGGGCTCACAGGATTGACCTGCTGCCCCAACAGGAATTGGGTTATTGGCATAAACACTTTGGCAGTCACTGCTGGTATTGCTAACTGGACACCACCACTCTGAACCTTGGGAGCCTGGGACTGAATCAGGGATCCCACTAGGATATAGGTCTGCTGGACCACGGCCAGGGTCTGCTGTAGCACTGCGTTGTCCTCAGGCATACGCTCCCCTGCCTCTTCCAGCCGCTGAGCCTCTTCATCTAATTTGCGCAGGGCCTGTTGCAGTGGACTGCTGGGGGAATTGGTAAGGGCTTCAACCTGCTTCAGCAGGGGTCCTGCTGTTTGCTGATAGACCTTATCAAGAGCTTCATTCACAAGCTGAGTGACAGAGATAGGATCCGCCATTATGCCACCACCGGGATATTCCCACCGGCCCCAATCAGGCTATCCATTATATTGGTGCTAGCAGCCTGAGCCTTCAGGGTCTCCTTCTCAATAGCTGCCTGGCTCATCCCTAGCAGGGCACCGATGCGGCCACGATAAAAGTCATCATCCCATAGCCCAGGGGCATCCTTACGCATAGAGATCAGCACCGTGATCTGTGCCACCGCATCTAACAGCTCCGCAGACTTCCAGACGGGAGTGATCTCACCCAGTTCTGTAGGAGCTGGTCCAAACTCTGTCACAAAGGTATTCTGTAACAGGGCTGTCAGCCGGATCAGCTCCCTCACGCTGTCTGTGTTGTCCTTTTGAAACCGTTCAACCTTGCCAATCAAACCGATCTCGAGTTGCTTGAGAGCCTCCCCACTCAACACCCCTTCTGTGGTGACCCCATAGATGGGGGTCTGGGAGATCTGGGAGACCTCCCTTGCTAGTTTATCAATCTGCTGAATGTACTGGCTGATGTCAGTCTCTTCAAACTCACCGACCCGCACAGCCTTCATGAACTCAACCAACTCAGGGCTCATCTCTGTGATAATGTTCCCACTGGCATCCTTCAATACGAGGCCGATAATGGCACCAGGGGTGATCTGAGCCGCATTGATCTCCATCCCGATAGACCACTTGACCCGGAAGGCACTGAACTCACTCGCCATCACCATGCTGTGAAGGGTGCGGTTCAATACATCCTGTAACGGGATAGCTGGCCGGATCTCACTCTGACCCGTAGAGGCATAGTTGGAGGACTTGTTTGTGAAGGCTACCAAAGGAACTTTCCCAACAGGCCATGGTAATACGTTGCCCTGTTGTGTGCCCCCAGGAGTTGCCATCTCAACCCGCTGATCTGGTAACACCTCCTTGCCACCTGACTCCCCATGCCAATAGGAGATCCGGTTTGGTTCATACACAATCAGCCGCATGGGGGTCGCTGTGCTGCTATCCCCCAGCCCCACACTTTCATTCCAAAGTTTGCAGGCCCATATAGGGGTACTGCCCGCTGTATCGAAGATCACCACCACCCCACTGAACCCATCATAGGCAGGTTCATTGGTCCACATCAGGGTCTGAGGATCTACCATGATGAAGGCAGTGCCATCCCGCACAGCCCCAGAGAACACCTTGCCCTGTAAGGCTTGCCAACTATTGCGCTTGATCAGAGGCAATAGCCATTGCTTGTCTATCCCCTCCTGCCCTGTCGCAATCTCCATGACCTCCAACCGGCTGGCCATCTTGCTCACAATGACCTCACAATAGTTATCGGTGAAGTCGGTCAGGCCAGTGTCATCCTCGGGCAGCCGTAACATGTTGCGCATCTGATCCGTTATACCCGAGCGATGTTCCCCTTCCACATACTTGCGATAGAGATCCACCCTGGCCCCTTGCTCAGCAATCTCAGCGGCCCAGGTATCCTGTGCATCGACACCCGCAGCTAGCTCTGGGTTGGTTGCGAGCAGGGCAGCAGCGATCAGGGCACTGTTATAGTCTTGACTTGAACTCATTGAAGCCTCCTAGATAACAACGGCATAAGGGCTGACCCATCTTGAGACACGCTGAAGATGGCTCAGGGGATATAGAATGGCCCTGCGAGAGGCCAGGGGCAAAAAGGAAAATGGTCGTGTGGGTTCAGGGGTCCAAGGATAGACCCCACCTGCTGCAAAGGGGAAGGGATAACCATTATCAGTGATGTTGACAGCTGGGATGAAGAACCAGGGATGCTCTCTTGGGTTCCATAGATAATCATCGAGCCGCACATCCTCCAACCTGCCCGGATAATGTCTGCCCAGCTTCAAGGGTGGCCACTCAGCCCCTGACATGATGCTGACCCGCAAATACTCTCCCTCGGGTATGCCTGAGACCAGCCCACCCCCACAGGTATACACCTTGCTGTAGCGGGGATCCTCGTTGTCAAGATACTCTCCCAGGATCCAGTTGGCACGGCCAGGGTGACCCATGTGATTACAAAAGGCTTTGTTAGTATTCAGCAAAGCTGATATATTGTGGCTGGCCATTCCCTCCCGGTTCATGGCATAGATGTAGTATTGCCATTGCTGGGTTAGGATAACTGAATAGTCATACAGCACATATACTTCAGGGGTGCCCGGCAATTCATTCGGGTTGCGGACCTGCCAAGGATCTCCATTCTTATCCTTGACCC